AGGGTGTTCCATTTATATACCTAAAAACAAAAGTGTGTAGCTTGAAATATCTTAAAATAACGAAGATAGTAAAAAGAGAAGTAGCCTCCTTAGTGTACGTTAAGGAGTCTGTATCTCCCTTTACTGTACCAAGACCCCCTGCCCCCGAAATGCAATGGGCAGGGATATTGCATCTTCACGGACTTCCTTGGGAGTTATACGAATACTCTGAAGTTTGTAAAAAGAGTACTCGGAGAAAAATATAAATGGCAAAAAGAAATAGACTTGTAGCAGCAGCAAACTTAACTTTGCAAGAAATTGAACCTTTAACTAAAAATCAGCTAAAAGCCTTTGAGAGCGATAAACATTTAGTTCTACACGGGGTAGCAGGTACAGGAAAAACTTTTATATCATCCTATCTAGCCTTTGATGACATATTAAAGAATGAGTACTCTAGCTTAGTTATAATTCGTAGTGCAGTTCCAACTAGAGACATTGGATTTCTTCCTGGCAATGAAAAGGAAAAGTCTTCTGTATATGAAGAGCCTTACAAAGATATTTGTATTGAACTTTTTCAGCGAGGAGATGCTTACGAAATACTAAAACAAAAGGGGTTAGTTCATTTTATGACTACTTCTTTTATTAGAGGAGTAACATTACGAGATGCAGTGGTCTTAATTGATGAATGTCAGAATATGTCATTTCACGAGTTAGACTCTATAATCACTCGTATGGGACACGGCTGCAGAGTCATTTTTTGCGGAGACTTTCGTCAGGCCGACTTAGACAAGAACGGTCTTACAGAGTTTATACGAGTACTAAAAGCAATGGGCGAGTTTACTTTAGTAGACTTTGAGCCTAATGATATAGTACGAAGCGATTTTGTCAAGAAGTATATTATAGCTAAGGCAGACCTAGGATTATGAAAGCAGTTTTAAGCAATAGGATATTTATGGACTGTACGCCCGAGCTGCAGCAGTCCATAGATAAAGAGTTGACCTATAAAATACCTTCGTGGAACTCTGATGAGCCTCCTCAGGTCATTAAGAATATGGGTATTATTAAAAAGGGGCTAATCACCATTCCTATTGGAAGAACTGACTTAATACCAGAAGGTTATGAAATAGTTGATAAAAGACTTAATATTGAAGCAGACTTTCCTGAGTTTCGATTTGAGCTTAGGGAAAGTCAGAAGAAAGTATATGACGAAATCGAAGATAATGCTATTATTAATGCTTGGGTGAGCTGGGGCAAAACCTTCACGGGGTTGGCCATCGCAGGAAAACTAGGGCTAAAAACCTTAGTTGTAACTCACACAGTAGCTCTACGAAATCAATGGGCAAAAGAAGTAAAGAAAGTCTATGGATTTGAGCCAGGCATTATTGGTAGTGGAAAGTTTGAGCTAGATAAGCCTATAGTAGTAGGCAATACTCAGACACTATACCGAAATATGGACAAGATTCGTAAGGAATTTGGGACAATCATCTTAGACGAGATGCACCACGTAAGCAGCCCAACTTTTTCCAGAATTTTGGACATAAGCCACGCAAGGTATAAGATTGGATTGTCAGGAACAATTGAAAGAAAAGACGGAAAGCACGTAGTATTTTGCGACTATTTTAGCTCCAAAATATTTAAGCCACCAAAAGAAAACTTTATGACTCCTACAGTGCATATTGTGCGCTCGGACATAAGGTTTATGGACGGAGCAAGAACTCCCTGGGCAAACAGAGTGACGCATCTTGCAAATAATGAAGAGTATCGTCATACTGTAGCAATGTTAGCAGCAGCTTATGCTCAAAGAGGGCATAAAGTTCTTGTAGTAAGTGACAGGGTGGGCTTTTTACGGAGTTGCGCCGAACTAACAGGAGAAAAAGCAGTTTGTGTTACGGGCGAGGTCTCGCATGAGGAAAGAGAAAAGCTCGTAAATGGAATTCTGTATGGGGACAAGAATGTATTGTACGGAACTCAAGCAATTTTCTCTGAAGGTATCTCAGTAAATAACTTAAGTTGTCTAATATTAGGTACACCTATTAATAATGAACCTCTACTTACCCAATTAATAGGTCGAGTAATAAGACTGCAGGAAGGAAAGAAAAGCCCTGTGATTGTAGACATACACCTAAAAGGCAACACTGCTACAAGGCAAGCCTCAAATAGAATAGGTTGCTACATGAAACAAGGTTACAAAATAACTGAGATTTAAAAAATAGTTCTTGACAAAAAGGTAAAAGTTTAGTATAATAATGTTATTATTCAACTGGAAGAAAATATACGATGCAGCAGGAGGCTCTAGTACAGAGGCTTTTCGCATCTTCGAAATGCTCACAAAGAGTAAAATTCCGAATAATAGGTATGATAAGATTTATAAGTATCGTAATACCGATTTTACTGGACGCAGTTTTTTAGTACATCCCGATGTGTTACTATTTAACTCGTATCAGTTTAGCCACCGTGAAATCGCGGTATACCTTTCGATAGCTAGCCTTCGCAAATTACCGCATTGGATAGCTACGAAAGACACAACCTTAGACTTGCTTCACGTACCCGATGAAGATGTAGTCCTAGAATCAATATATGAAAGCAGACTACTTTATATCGAAAACCGCAAGGTACATTTCGTTTATGAAGAAGCCCCAACGGAGAAACATTAAAAATGGCAATATCATTTAACCAGCAAAAAGGTTCAGCACAAAAAAGCAGCATCGACACTTTCTCTTTCCGAGATGGTGACAATAAGATGCGCATCGTAGGCGACATTCTCGCTCGCTATGTTTATTGGATTGAAGGCGAAAACGGCAAGAACATTCCTCTAGAGTGTCTATCTTTTGATCGCAACAGTGAACGCTTCACTAATATAGAAAAGGATTGGGTACGTGAATATTACCCAGACCTCAAGTGTGGCTGGAGCTACGCGTGCCAGTGTATTGATCCTGCCGATGGTAAAGTCAAAGTAGTAAATTTAAAGAAGAAGCTGTGGGAGCAAATCATTACTGCCGCAGAAGATTTAGGTGACCCAACAGACCCTGAAACAGGCTGGGATGTATGTTTCAAGCGCGTCAAGACTGGGCCTCTACCCTACAATGTAGAGTACCAACTACAAGTACTAAAGTGTAAAGCTCGACCTCTCGATGACGCTGAGCGCTCTGCAATAGCAGATCTCAAGTCTATGGATGAAGTAATGGCTCGTCCCACTCCTGACGCTCAGAAAGAGCTTCTTGATCGTGTTCGCGCACCCTCACAAGAGCAAATGGACGAGAGCCTTGAGGAAGAGTTTAATATCGGATGATATTATTCACAGCAGACTGGCATATCAAACTAGGTCAAAAGAATGTGCCGCCTGCTTGGGCATTGAACAGGTATCATCTATTTTTTGAGCAAATTAGAGAGATAGAGAAAACCTGTTCGATGCACATAATAGGTGGAGACTTATTTGACCGTTTGCCTACTATGGAAGAGCTAGAGCTGTACTTTACTTTTATTCGTAAAGTACAGATTCCTACCATAATCTATGATGGCAATCACGAAGCAACTAAGAAAAGTAAGACCTTCTTTAGCCAACTAAAACAAGTTACTAGGGATATAAACCCTTTAGTAAATATCATAGACATATCTTACGTTGATAAAGACTTAGGCTTCGGCATACTACCTTACACAGAACTCCATAAAAAAGGTAGTATAGATCACTTTGATAAAAGAAAACCTCTGTTTACTCATGTACGGGGAGAAATACCTCCGCATGTTAAACCTGAGATAGACCTAGACGACTTATCAGAGTTCCCAGTAGTTTTTGCAGGGGATTTACATTCCCACTCAAACACTCAAAGAAATATAGTTTACCCTGGCAGTCCAATGACTACTTCTTTTCATAGAAGTAAAGTCTCAACGGGGTATCTACTTATTGATGAAAAATCTTGGAATTGGTTATGGGAGGAGTTTACTCTTCCACAGTTAATTCGTAAAACAGTAGCCTCTACAGAAGAAATGGTTGAAACTGAGTATGATCATACAATCTATGAAATAGAGGGCGATATTCAAGAATTAGCATCAATTAAAAACTCAGACTTACTCGACAAGAAGGTAGTCAAACGAAATTCTGAAGCAACTCTTATTATGGAAAAAGATATGTCCATTGAAGAAGAGTTGTCAGAGTATCTAAACTACATACTTGGAATAAGTGAAGAAAAAATCTCTGGAATACTAGGCACATTTAATGATTACTCTCAAAAAGCTCAAATGGAATAACTGCTTCAGCTATGGAGCAGAGAATGAGATAAACTTAGATGACAGTACTCTTACTCAGATAATCGGAACAAACGGAATGGGCAAATCGTCCATTCCGTTGATTATCGAAGAAGCTCTATACAATAAAAACTCGAAAGGAATCAAAAAAGCTGATATACCTAATCGTTATGTAAATAACGGTTATGATATATACTTGTCTTTTCAAAAAGAGGATTCGTTATACGAGATCACTATTAATAGAAAAGTCAATATAAAAGTAAAACTAGAAGAA